ACCAGAGTAACCAGAATCTCCTGTAACTGTTGCTCCTGAATAACCAGAATAACCAGAGGCAGAACTATAACCAGAGTAACCAGAATCTCCTGTAACTGTTGCTCCAGAATAACCAGAGTAACCAGAAGTTCCATTGCTTCCTATGATACCATTTGTACCAGAGTATCCAGAGTAACCAGAAGCTCCTGCACCCGTAGCTCCAGAATAACCAGAGTAACCAGAAGCCCCATTACCAATATTAGCTATTTCTATTTCAATATTAGCTAAATCAGTTGTTAATCCGTTTACCTGACTAATATCAAGTTCTGTTCTAGACATTTATTATCCTATTGTTGTTATTGATATGCATATTTGATAGTTAGATTCCATCCAGCTTTTGTACCATATCCACTATCAATAGTAACTACATTATGAGAAATGGTGTAATCGACTCCATTAGTTAAGACAGAACCATTTAAGATTACTGTTTCAGAATCCACTACATAAGTCTTTGACATTAAAAATGAATATGTATTATCAGCAGGAATATTAAAGTAATCAAAAGTAAATCGTAATGAACTTCCACTTGGAATAGTTCCGATAGTTAATACATTTCCTGACATAGAAGCAACTAAAGTTGAACTATCAAAGTTCACATATCTGATATTGCCATAAGTGTTATTACCAGAAATGAAATCTAATACACTACCACCACCATAACCAGCAGGAATATTTTTTGTATGACGTTTGACAGAAGATTCTACTACAGGTCTTAAGTCAATCCAATCTCCCCATATTCCATTGACAACTTCAAATCTTATATTACCAGTTGGAGCATCAATCTCATGCTTTGGCATATCTCCCTTTTCACCATTAACACCATCTTTACCGGGAGCACCATCTAAACCATTGAGTCCATCTTTACCATCTTTACCGTCTAATCCTTTTCCATCTAGACCATTGATTCCATCCTTACCGTCTTTACCATCTTTACCATCCTTACCAGTATCTCCTTTATCACCTTTTTCTCCATCGTCTCCTTTATCGCCTTTATCTCCTTTATCTCCATCTTTCCCATCTTTACCTTTTAATCCAGTTCGTCCAGCTAGACCATCTTTACCATCAAGACCATCTTTACCATCTCGACCATCTTTACCATTTTTACCATCTATTCCATTGCTACCATCAAGTCCATTCTTTCCATCATTTCCAGGATCGCCTTTATCACCCTTATCACCTTTCAAAGCTTTAGGCAATACAATTTCTAAAAGAGCATTGATGTCATCACCAACATTGATAACGTCTGGTTCTTCTCCTTCAGTTACTTTTTTTATCTTTATGGATGCATTTTTACCATTGAATCCTGGATCACCCTTCTCCCCTTTTTCAGAAAGAACAGTTACCTCTGGAACAGGAGTAATAGAATGTTCTCTAATAACTTCTATTACTTTAGGTTTTTTGATTATTATATTGAATTCTGAAAGATCAATTTCTTCTTCAGATATAATAGTATCTTTAAAAGATTTCATTAATTATCCTTTACTAATTTGCCTTTGGTATATTTAAAAACTTTCTTGCCGTTTGAAATTCTATCTCCTTCTTCTAATATGTTTAATATACTATTCTTTTTTGATTCAGCAGCAGTTTCGGGTACAGGAGTTTCTGCCCCTTCAGGTTCTGGTGATCCTTCTTCTGGCTGAGTTTCTCCTGTTGGTTGGGTTGGAGCCGTTGCTCCTCCTGCTCCTCTTCTATTTACACTATAATCAGGTCCGAACGTATGGCCTATTTCTTCCTCTTCTGTTCCACCTTCATTTTGTTCGTCAGCAGCTTCTTCAATTCTTTGTTTCTTAATCAAGTTGATATCTTCATCAGTGAATCGTAGAATGTTTTCTTGTATCCATTGTCTAGAAATCAATCCTGGTTCTACAAGAGCCAAAGCATTATTAGCTGTAGATACTCTCATATCAATAACTTGGTTGTTCTTTATCTCTGAATATTCATTAGAGTTTGCATATATGTATTTGATTTTCTCTTGAATTAACGCCCAATCTTCAATAGAGAAAACATCTTTAGCAAGTAATTCTTTCTTAAGAAGATCGGTAAACATCATATTGAAACGTCTTCTTAACTTAACAATCATTTTGAAGAATCTTAGTTCTTCTTTTTCAGTATCTATGCTTGTTGATATCTGAACTCTAGCATCAGAACTTCTACGATTAAGAGGAATGTTAAGAGCTTTATAAACTTTGTTTACAAAGTAATCCATATCTTCGAATGATGTAAAGTTAGGACTTAAACCAGCAATCGATTCAACTTTTGTTCCACCACCATTTGCATCAACACTGAACCAATAATCTTCTAGGATAGATATAGAACGAGTCTTATCTTCCATTGCTCCAGTATCAAGATTGTATGTTCTCTTTTGACGATACTTAGAAATAAGAGAACGCATATATTCTTCTGCTTTAGATTTGTTTAGCTTTCCAGTAGCAACATAAAATGCTCTCTTCTCTGGACTTCTTGTGATACGATAGATAACTAATGCATCTTCTATGTTAGTTAACTGATTGATAACCTTCATAGCTTTGTTCAAGAATGAGATAGGAAACTTTCTATCCATACTCCATTGACCAGAGTTTATAGAAGTAATTTGTTCTTCAAGAAATACTTTTTCTTTATTGACATGTCTGTTAATATTATTAGTATTAGCTTCACCATAATAATATTTCTTTTGTTTTGTAGTAGGATCAATGAATGCTGTAAAAGAAAATGGAGAAAGCAATTGTAATTTCTGAATACCTTTTCTAATTCTATCATTAGAATATATTGCTTCTAAATTTAAAACTCCATCGATATACCATTGTCTGAAAAGTTCATCTCCTCTTTCATTGAAATCTAAAAGAAAAAGAATCTTTGAAAATGCTTCCTGCATCATATCTTTAATAGAATCAGGAACATCAAGATCATTCAAATTCAAAGAAATGATATCATCTATTTCATCATAGATAATTGCTTCATTACCAATTTCATTTAGAGCTAAATCAACTTCAGGAAGATAAGAAGCTTCTCTCCATTTACGAATCATTTCATTTTTCGAAGCTGACCATACACTTTGCTGACCCATCTGTGATGAACTGTAGCTGGCGAACGGATCATACATTACATAAGAACTCTCTACCTCTCGCTCAGTAGCAGTTGCGGTAGTGTCTGATGGATTTTCGAGTTCTGCCTCACGCTTAGAATAAAAAGAAAATTTTAGTCCTTCTAGTAAATTATTAATTGTTTCTTTGAACGGCATATGATATCCTTATAATATAAGTTTCTTTTATTTATATAAATAAAGTAGAAGGAGTAATCTAGCTATTGCCATAGACTAGAAACAGTAGGAGCAAATTACTGCTGTCCTCCTCATATCTATTTATAGGAGCTATATCATGTATCATCTAGTTTATCTTACTCGAAATCTAATCAATAACAAAATCTATGTTGGAAAACATTCTACCTGGAAAGAAGATGATGGATATCTCGGAAGTGGAATTGCATTAATTGATGCTATCAATAAATATGGTAAAGAAAAATTTGAAAGAATCATATTACATTATTGTTATGATAAACAACAAGCATATGAATTAGAAGCACAAATAGTTGATATATCATTTGTTGCTAGAAGAAATACATATAATTTAACAATAGGTGGTAAAGGAGTAAAGCTTCAATCTGAAAAAACTAAAAGAAATGTATCGGAAAGTAATAAAATAAGAATAGTATCTAACGAAACTAGAAAGAAAATGTCCGACAGCCATAAAGGAAAAATAAGATCAGAAGAATATAGACGAAATATTTCAAAAAGTTTAACAGGACAAACTCGTTCAGAAGAACGAAGAAAGAAAATATCAGAAACTCTTAAGGAAAGAAATAGACAAAAACGAATTAACCAAAAGGAAATTCATTTTCTGTTATAATTTCAAAAAAGAGAATACGACCTTTTGCTCTTTCTCGTTCACAATATGCTCTAGTCGCTTCCCATTTACATTGATTTTTTATATATGTATTACATCTATCTTTATATCCTGATGTCATTCTTTTAGGAACTTTTGGTATTTGAGTCTCTATGAATGGTTTGATTTCTATAATTCGTTCTGCAATTCCACCATCTTTAGTTTTAAATTTAACATAGAAATCTGGAAAATATCTATGAGGTTTTCCATCTACTGGATAGTAATAAGGAATAAAAAAATCTTCACTTGACCATCCAATAATATCTGGTCGAGCATCTAAGAATTTTGTAATAAAAGAAATTTCCCATCCCGACCTCGCCGTTATCAATTTATTTTCGGAAAGGTATCGTTCTTTATGCTTCAGATGAGGATACATATTTTGTATTGTATAATACTTACTCATTTTATTCTTTCTGCTAATTGCCAAAAGTTTGTACACAATGGAGTTAAATCTTTACTTAATGATTTATCAAACTTCCAAATTTGAGAAGGTCGAATTGCTCCATGATGGGCGATATGTGCTCCAGCATCTATTAATTGTAATATTTCATAATCAGATAGTTTAGTTACTAAAACTTTTCCTGCTTTGGCCCAATAGGAATATTCACCTTCCATAACTTTTTTCATAGTAGAAGGAGCCAACCAATGTTTAGCTTTTTCATAAATCCAATTAGGAGATTTTTTATATATCATTTCTCCTATAGAATCTTCATCGGGTTGTATATCATGTAAATCTTTTCCGTCTATCACACAAAGATAACCATATCTTCCCCATGTTTCTAATTGGTAATCATCTATAATATTACCTATCATATCTCCACCTATACAATAAATTACTGCATATTTTAACGTAGGTGTAATGTAAACTTTACCTTCTCTTGGAGTTAGATTTCTTTTTACTGTACATAAAGCAGGAGGTTGAATTCCATTTTTAATTATAGACTGAATTGCTTTTTCGTTATAAGTTCCATGATAATATTCTTTTACAATATCTTGTTCTCTAGGAAGAGACATTTCTGTTATGTATGTTTTAAATGATACCATTATGCAGTCTCAATAGTATAGTAATTATATTTCACACCAAGAGTCATGTTGTAAGGATTGTCATCTCCCGATGTAGTCTGCATACTGATTGATGAAAAAGTTTCTATCCAAGCATCATAGAAGTGAAGTTGAAATAAAGGATTGTTCTTTGGAGTTGTGATCAACATATAAGCATCAAATACTTCTTGATTAACTTCATATGTATTTGTTAAAGCATTATGAGTCAAGTTTAGAATTGACATCAACTCCAAAAATGTTTGTAGTTCTTTATCAATCAAAAGAGTAAGAGTAATTTCTTCAAATGAAATACTATTTCCTGGCATTCTTCTAGTCATAGATTGATAATTCAAATCCATTGATCCTATTGTGATACCTGGAATAGAAGTCTCTGTAGTGAACAGTTCTATAAACTTTTGGTTAGTAGGAAGTATAATCTTAAAGTTACAATTTTTTGAAAGGTCAAACATTAATGCCATAATAGTTCCTTATATTTCATCGTAAGTAATATCTTCATAGTCTGGACTTGTAACATCTTCTCCTGACATATCTCCTTGTGATCCATCTGAACTATCTGTAGTGAAATAACTATAGCTAAAGATAACAGTAAATTCTTCTACTTGATCTGTGTTATCCATTGACAATTCAATATCACCAATTACTTTAGGTTGAGCATGTTTTAAAGTATAGGTTTTAAGTAAAGTTCCATCTCTTCCTAATTGAGAAATATTAACTTCACCTTTAACATCACTATGGTTTCCTCTTATATTATTCTCATCATCAGCAATAAGAGTAAACCAATCTTCAAATTTATCTCTAAGATTCCTTCCACTATCATCATAATTATTCCAGAACGTAATAGTTACATCATCGTATGTACTATCACAAAGAATTTTATATCGTTCTCCCTGCCACCATTGCTCATGTTCTCCTATCGATCTGCCAGGAAGAGATGCACCTTTAACTAAAAAGGAATCGTCTTCTTCAAACTCTTCTAATGCATCAGGAGCATTGATAGAAACATAAAATCTATTAGGTCGGCAAACATCCGAGAGAGCATTTTGAAATCCAGCTAGAGTAATGTCGGGCATAGTAATCCTATAAAGTTTCTTTTATTTATAAGTTTTCGATTGACATTGAATTCAAGATATGCTATAGTCTTTGAAAGTAACTAAATTAAAAAGGAGAATGTATGAATCATTTACAATGGTGTTTGCTTCTTGCGTCTATCATGAATATGTTTTTAGGTATTGTCTGGACTTCAGAAACGATGCAAAATGCAATATTAAAAACAATATTATTTGGTTTGGCTGGATGGGGAGTTTTGGAACTTCTTGCATCAGGAATTGTTACAGGCATCAAGATTTTCTAAAAGAAAAGGGAAGCGATTAGCTTCCCCTTTTATAACATAACATCTTCCTTAATGCAAGAACTATTAATCTACAAGTTCCCAGGAGTTAATACAGAAGTCTACTGTGAAATCTTCTGGTGTATCTGTTGAGTCATGAGATACTTCGATTGAACTTGCAGTTTTAGGCCATGCCTGATGAAGTAAGAATGTCTTTACAACATCACCGACTCTATCCAATTGCTGTACCTGGATGTCAGTTCTGTATTCATCAGGAGCCTGTCTAACGTTGTTATCGTCAACAGTATCTGTATTAAGAATACCATTCATCCAATCAGTAATGAACTGTTTAATTGCCATATCAGTATCGACATGGAGTGTCATAGATACGTCAGAGAAGGTTCCGTCTCCAGAGATTTTGTTCTGCAATCCTTGATAATTGATTGTCAATTCACCAATGTTCTTATCAGGAATTACGAATGTTTTCACATAGAATGAAAACTGTAAAGGCCAGATTGGATTGTTTCCATTGTCCAAAATTTGAACAAAGAAACGATTTGGACGGCATACATCATTAAGATTGTTCATGAATGCAGTCAGGGTAATGTTAGGATTTGCCATTGTGTTTCTCCTTTATAAAAAAATAAGATATAGATAGGTTTCTTTTATTTATATTTTAAAATATTTCTTGACATTTTGTTTCATATATGATATCATGTTTAAACAGATGGAGGGTTATATGGATCGTCTTAGAGAAGAACATTGTCATAAATGTGGAGCAGAACTTACAGATATATCTACAAGATTTATTCGTGATCCATTTGACGGAAACAAAAAGAAACTTGCTTACTTTGCAACGTGTCCTAATAATTGGTTGTTTCATTCAACTAATGTTTGGGTAGGTGGATATTGGGATAACAGGTTTGATCAATTCGATACTATGGACTAAAGAAAGGAAAAGATAAGGTGGATGATATTATATATAAAGCTAACCAAAGGCGGTGGAAGGAAATCTATGGCTGACTTAGGCAACAAAGAAAGAAAAGCTTATCTTGAAAAACAGAAGCTAATCTCTTGTGGTCGGTGTCCATATCACCGAAAAGAAAATGCTACTCCCACTCCCCGACAAGACAAATACAAAACTATCAAACGTAATACTATAAGAAAAAGCGGAAAAGTAAACTCATAATTTACTTTTCCGCTATTCTTTAAATGATATGAACTGCTGTTGTACATTGAGGACAGAACTTGAAACTAGATTTGTTCCAGTGTCCACAAGTCGGACATTGAATTTTATCTCTGCTATATATTACTTTCTGTATTTCTTCGTCAAGAGTTGCTCTTCCTCTCAACACAATATTGATAACATGAATTTGAGATTCAAGTGCTCCAATATATCCTTGTTGAAATTGTTGATTAGAGGTAGAACCTTGAACAGTAATTCCTTCTGGAGCAGAAGTAGGAGTAAATGAATCAGACATAATACTACAATTCATAGATGAAGAGATACTACTTTTCATCATTACATCACCAGCATTACAAGCAGCAGCACCAACTGCCGAACCACCTATATTGCTAGAATATAATGAGCTTCTTTGAAGACCGCCATTATAAGTCCCACCAAAAGTAGTTGTCCACCATGCAGGATTTACAAAGTAATTAGTATACGGAGCTTCAAATTGATATTCAATTCTAATAATTCCATCATCAATTTTGTCTCCACGATGATCTGAAATCTCTTCTGTCTTCTCGATGAACTTAAACTTGTTTCCTTTGTTCAGGTCGTTCAAGAATCTTTTCAATTCTAATTCTTTGTTAGGTTCGATCAATAAAGATTTTCCATAAAGAACATCTGTTCCGTCTATCGAAACTCTCACTGAAGCTTTTCTTGCATGAAGATTTTTGAACAGAACAGAATACTCTGTTCCGAATGGAATGTATACAATTACATTTCCTTGTGATCTGCTTTCTTTTACGATTTTGTGATTGGCTTTTACGGACGCTACTAGATTAGATTGATAGGTCATGATGCTTCCTCCCTCTTGTCGGACTAGCAAGATTAAGTTTAAAGTCCGATGAATTTTAACTTCTATTTCTATTTATATATTTTTATTGACATCAAATTTGAACCATGATATAGTATGATCTACCGTTTAAAAAGATTAAGATAGTTTCAAACGTTGCACATGCCTGGAAGTTATTAAACTTATAGGAGGTCACTATGCATCCGGTAATGTAATGTTACCATTGTAAAAGCAAAAGGGAAGCTGATATAGCTTCCCTTTTTGTTACGGAATGTCGGTACTTATGAATAAGTGCCGAGGTTTTTGTTACTGATTATTGGAAACAGTCTCGGTGATTGTTGTGCTTGTTCCCAGGATATCGAAGTATACGTTAATAAATTCTGCCACTCTGTTTGGTTGTACGGACACATTCATAACCAAACCATTCTGTGCAATAACTTCAGGAGTATTGTTAAGCGAGTCGCATTGAATCTTGTATCCTACTACTCCTCTTCTTGCTTGCACAGAACGAAGATAAGGATCAACGATACCAACTAATCTTGCTCTGGTGAAAGTATCATTGAATTCGAACAGACCAACCTTAACAGCAATAGCAACAGCACGTTCAATAGTGATCATCAGTCTTCGTACATTTACACGATCAAGCGCACTAGGAATAGCTGTGGCTGTTTTGTTTCCCATAGAGATACCTGCACCCTCACCAGCAATATTCATAACCGGATTGATGGCATTTACGTACAATGCATCACGATTAGCTTTATTAGGATTGAAAGCAAGTTTGATTACATTCTTAATTTTTCCTCTAGTCAATCCGTCTGCTGCCCACCAAGGATCAAAATTAGCATCTGTCTGAGCATAAAGACCAGCAATATCTCCAGCAAGACACATCCAACGATTCACATCATTGAACTTGTCGTATTGGTATTTCATATTACCAACAATCTTTGTATATGTTCCAAAGGTATCAAAAAGCATACTTGGATCGGTACTGATAGTTCCGAATTTATCGATCATGTATTGAGTAGCTTGTGTATTAGATTTACCTACTAATGAACGATAATCATAAGGAGCAGCTATTGCTAAACAGTCATGTCTGGTTTCTGCGATTTGTGACATACCATTCAAGTCTAAAGATGGAGCAACAAGAAGATCGACATTGAAAGATTCAGCATCAGAGAAAGCTGTTTCGGCATTCTGGAAGTCTCCTAAAGTATAACCATTAGGATTGTATACACCTTGAGGAGGAGTATTAGTTATATCTTTTGTAAGATCAATCAGACCGTTGTTGTCAAGATATACAGGATAAACAGTACCGAATACGTTAGCACTATTTACTACAGTTCCACCACTAGAAACAAGTTGAATCAAAGGAAGATTTGCAGTATCAACTAAATCTAATTCTTGATCGGTAGAAGTTTTAACATACATATAATTTGAACCGTAGAAGAATACTTCATCAGCAAATTCGTTGTTGTTTGCATAATCTCTTGCTTTAGTATTATAAGAGGCAAGTTGTGTTTCAACAATACCAAATAGACCGGAAGCATTTTTCTTACAGATAACTGTTACGAATTCTCCATTCAACCAGTTAGGAACATATTCAAACAGTTCACTAAATTTAACTAACGATTCTGCATTAACAGCAACTTCTTGAAGAGTTGCAGCATCGATATATCTTGTAGGAGTGGTTGATATAATAGAGTTATCAAACACTGTGCTATAAAGATTGATACCACGAAGAATAGTAGAATGTGTTACGATATCTGTTATAGAATCTCCAGTAGCTATTCCAAGAGGTTGAGCAAGACCGGCATCTAAAGTGATAGTATTATTAGAACGATCAATAGAAATTATCTCATAGTTGTATGTACCACCAACAACAAGACCTGGAAGAGTATCAGGAGAATTATCAACAAAGAATGTTCCGTCTGAAATGAACTTTATCTCTGTACCTACAGGATAATTGAATCCACTTTTTACTTTGATTGTTGTAGTTCCAGCAGGAATACTATATCCTGCTTGACTTCCTGATACAACCGGATTGTAGTCTCCTACCAAATAATCATCAGAAGGAGTAAAGAAATAATAATCAGAGTTAGAATAAATTTCTTGTGCCGCTGACAATGTAGCAGTAGTCGAAGCACCTATCAGAAGAGCTTTAGTAAATGTAACAGTATAATCTCCACCAACAGAAACCGGATAAACTATATCTGATACATAGTAAAGTCCACAGTCTGTTCCGTTCACAACATTTGTATCGTTGAATGAAAATACATTGTACAGATTCAAACTGAAACGTTTAGTTCCATCGAACACAACATCTACTGTTGGATCACTAAAGTCAACAGTTGTGAGAGTTTTTACTGTTCCGTAATAATCAGAAATATCTCCAGCAACAACAGGGCCATTCACAACTATGTTTGGTGTACCAGTAGATACCACATTTAATACTGTAAACAATTTACCGTTACCATTGAACTGAGAACCTATTTTAAGAGTATTGCTACCAGTAAGAGTGATCTCACCAGAAGCAAGAAAAGCTCCACCAATATTATTCAGATTAGCATCTTTAGTCGCATCGATAGTTGCTGTTGCAAAAAACTCATTTGCTATAGGAGAATTCCAGTAAGTAGATGTAGAACAAACCGAAAGTCCTAAACTTTGAGTAGGAGTAACATAACGATTAAAGAATGTAAGTTTATCAGAAACTAACATATCTTGCAAGGTAATTTCTGCAACAGTTGAATTGTAAAGATTTTCTTCAGGAGTATCGTTCTGTGTATATCCATTAGGATATGATCCGGTAAGAGCAACACCAGCATTCTTTACAGAAGTATTCATAGGACGAACAGCATATGCTGTTTGTGCATACTGTAAGAAGTTCCAGCAGTTATACCAATCCAGGTAGTTATGAGTTGTAGGAATACCAAACGCAGTTGTCATATCAGATTCATTTGTCATAGCAAGCAGTTTGTTACTTGGACCATTCTCAGCAGCAATAACAAATCCTGTTAGTGAAGATTGAGGATTAGCAGTATAACCTGACTGATCAATTTCAAATGTTTTAACAGCAGGGCTTAGAGAAAAAGTTCCATAATTTATAGAAGCCATTTATTGTTTCTCCTTATAGTATAGGTTTTATTTTATTTATAAAAATCCAAAACTTTTGTATCAAAACCTATATCGTTTTATTTTTTATAAATATAAATTATGGTTTACTTGACTTGACTTATAACCCAAAAGTCAGATGCTAAGTTTGAATTAGTTAAGTATGCATAAGGTAATGTAAAATACCCCTTCATTCCCCAATCAGTACCCCAAGAGTTTCTCATAACGAATAGTTGTGAATGATCATCGTATCCAACACACATAACAGCATGACCACCCAAACAAGATTCATGAGGAGATGGCATATTTACTTTTCCAGTAGATGATACATAATCTGATTCAAAGCTTTCATAAAGAGTTATACCACATACAATAGGAAATTTTTGTGCTAATGCAGATTTCAAATTGACAATGTGAGTATTATCTATTGCTTTATATGCAAGAGCCAAGAATGACTTTGCATCTTGATAACAAGCATCAGTAGGTTTAGTAGCAAATTCTTGAATATTATATGCCCACATAGTTTCAGGACATACTCCAAGTGTATTAAGAGATTTAATACCATCTCTAATTGCAGCACCAGCATCTTGACTTACTGTTCCTTCTTTAGCTCTTTCATTATAATAAATGAAAAGTCTGGACGGCATAAACACAGGCAATTTTTCTTTCATAAGATCAAATTCGACAGCACCACCGAGAGCATTTGCTGTACACGAACCTAGCTGTCCTTGATCATATATCAGTGGACATTCAGGACGCAAATCAATAGCTGGAGGTAAAGCTTGTGGTGCAACCAATTGACAGAACTGATGATCTCTAAAGTCAGGAACTTGAGGTTTCCATCCATAAAAATGTGTTGTTTCCATAGTAAACTCCTTTTCTGTTTCTGTTTCTGTTTATATTATTTATTAAACATCCACATAAAATCTTTCATAGATTCTTTCGCCCTTTCCATTTCATCTAAGACAGCATCACCACAAGAATCAGGATTGATGATTACACTTGTTCCGTCATTGTCTTTATGCTCTTGAAAAGTTTTTATAACAAAATCTGCTGGTACAATTCCATCTACAGATTGTTTATCGTTGATGAAATATAAAGAAACTATCAGTGCCATAACAGCATCATCTAAATAACCTGAATCTCCTCCATAAGACTTTTTCTTTTTAGTGAAGGTAGTGAGTTGACTAATGGTGTCAGAGTCCTTTAGGATCAAATGTTGGCCCTCTACAAGCATCTTTAAGTTCGAACACCCTATACGTTTTGTCTTAGCTGTAGTTTTTATTCCAGGCAAAGGTGATTTCTGTCCATAGTAAACGTTTTCATATTCAAAATCATCTACGATTAAGTTAGCAATTTCCAATCCAGTTGAGTTTGCTTCGATGAACATATAAGCATTATTGTAATATTTTCCTAACTGAACAGCAATCTCTGGTACTTCAAAATATGTAATACCTTCTTTGATATGACAAGTTGCTGCCTGAACATAAGGAGTAGTTGTTATATCTAAAACTTGAAGAGCTATTGCATCTCCAACAGTTTCCTCCATCATTTCAGACGAATCTAGTCCTAAACTATAGATATGACCAGGAATAGGATTATCATATACTTTAATGAATGGCAAGTATCTTGAATCTATCTTCAGTCCCATAGGATATATTGGTGGAAATTGTGTGATCATATTCAAGATATGAGACTCTATCAAAGTTCTTGAAGAACCTAAGAAGTCATTTCCAAACTCAGAAGCAAATTCTCTTTCAGAAGTATTAGCAATGGTTTCTTCCTTCCACTTCTGATCTCTACCAGGAACTTCCCACCAATCAACTCGATAAGGAACAAACATATTTCCTTTACCAGCAACATCATCTTTCCCATTGATAGCATCAGTCCAGAATTTATAAAACTGATTCAATCCGTTTGGAGTACTTACAATTATAATCTTAGATTCGAGAGAAGAAGATATAGTAGGATATACAGAAGAATAAAACTTAGACCATTGTTTCGGAAATACAAATCCCATTTCATCAAGAATTAAAACATTGACAGACTTAGAACGAATAGCAGAAGACGAAGTAGCAGATGCAAGAATCTTACATCCATTCTCCAATTCAATTGATCGTTCATTCCATTTCTTAATACCTTGCTGAAGAAACTTAGGCAACAATTCATATGCCATTTTGATCTTTGCAAGAATACCAACAGAAGTATCTAACTTATTTGCCAGGATCGCAACAGTCTTTGCTTCATTGAAAAGGATATACCATAGACAAAAAATTTCATATGAAGTAGACTTGCCGCACTGACGAGAAGCTAGAACAATATTGAATCTGTTGTTAATAAAGTTGTTGATTATATTGTCTTGATAAAATCTTGTCTTTACTTTTATGATACCTTCATCAAGAGAGGTTATGTGATAGTACGTTTGTGCAAAGTACTTCCAGTTATTTTTACATCTTATGATTTCTTCGACATGTTCTTTGGTATATTCGAGAACACACTTACATGGTTTTAAATTACTATTACCTGAATAAGAAATCGTTTTTCCGTTTACATCAAACTCAAAATCAGTTACCATTAGTTCACCTAATAAAAAAGGGAATATCTCTATCCCCTTTATTTATACTTAAATTGTAGTTGTTATTATCAATTTTTACTTTTTCTATCTTCTTCAAAAGATATCTCACCACCTAAATGTACTCCTTCGTAAATAGCGTGAGCTTCTATTTCATTGACTCCAAGACTTTCCATAGCTTCTAACAAAATACTATCACATTCAGCTTTT